CGGCGATCGCGTCAGTCGCATTCCGCGAGCTGGCCGAGGCCACGCGCACGTAGAGCGGCGCGGTACCGGCCGGGATGTTCTTCGACCAGCCACTGGCCAGGTCGTTGCCGGCGGGCGTGGTGACGGCGCCGCTGGCAAAGGTGTAAATGACGTCGCCGGGGCTGTCCGTCGGCGCGACGGCCGCACGCTTGTACGCGAATGCCTGTGCGGTGTTCAGCCCAGCCAGCCCTGTGTTCCCGTTCTGGCCGTCGCGGACCGTGCTGATCACGTACTGGTTGATGTGGTCAACGCCGAACTCGCGAATTTTCGCCTGCACCACCACGGTATCCGCTGTGACATTGGCGAAATCGACGGTGGCCACGTTGCCGTTGACCGTCAGCGTGGCGCCGGCGGCGCTGAACTCGATGGCCCCGACCAGGTTAATTGGCTTGGCCGTCACTGCGATGGACGGCGCCGTAGGTGTGCCGTCAGCGTTCAAATGAAACAGAGGCGGCACCGCCGACATCACGATGTTCTTGCCCTCGGCTACCGTGCTGAACCGCTCAGCCGTGGCCTGCAGCAGCGCGTCGCGCTCGCCTACGATCGCACTCATACCAATACTCCTACGGTTACGCGGCCGGTGATCCAGTTCCGCTGCATCATCACCACTACACCCGGCGCGCCGGCGGCCAGGCCGAACCGGTCGTCGCGCAGTACGACCGGGTTACCCAGCTCGAGCGCCATCAATTCCGGCTCACCATCGAACTCGTACACCGTGCGCGGCACGCTGCGCAGCGCTTGGCGGCGCGTGGCCTCGGCACGCGCGTCGACCCGGGTTTTCAGACACGTCTCGATCTGGACCGGATCGTCGGTCAGGCGGTACCGTGCGCGCACGGCTTCATCCACCACCGTCTCGGTCAGCCACTCGGTCGCATACAGATCGGCGTGCGCCGGCGGAATGCTGGTGGTGAGTGCGGCCTGAACGGTGTAGTTGCGATCGAATGCGATTTTTACCGCGGCAACCACCGGCAAGCGCTCGGCCGGGCGCAGCGAGTTGGCCAGCATCTGGGCCGGGCCAATTTCCACGGGCGTGCCGGCGGCGGGCAATGCGATCTGGATCAGGCGCAGCTGCCCGGTGGCCGACATGATCGCCTGGGCGCCGACACTGGCCGCCAGCTGCTGGATCGCCACCGCCTGGTTGGTCCGGTCTGCAACGTACAGCCCGACCGGCTGCGGGTGCGCGGTATCAAATGCGGACAGGTTGGCGACGTCGATGTCCGCGTCCGTGAAGCGGTCCGATTCCTTGCCATAGGCCGTTGCAATGCGGCGCACCAGCGGCGCGATGCGTGGCGCGTAGCCGCCCCCGGCATCGCCCTGCACGCTGGCCGTGATCGTGGTCGAGAACGGGTTGGTCGTCAGGTTGAATCGGCCGGCCTGGTTATTTAATGCCACGGCAATCGGCTTGCCATTGGTCCGCACCTCGAACGTCGATTCGACAGCACCGAGGAAACCGTATTCCAGTGTCGCCGGATCCGTCAGCAGCGGCGCCACGTTGTGACATTCGCCGAACGGGATCGGCAGCACTGCGTCCTTGTTGGTTGAGGTGCCGCCCAGCTTCGCCTCGCTGATCGGCGTGTTCAGGCGTTGCAGCTTGTCGCGCAGCACCAGGTTGATCGTGTCGCGGCTTGAACTGCCAATATCGTCCACGATGCCATCGAACCGCAGGCGGAAGTCCGCGCGCGGCCAGGCAGGATCACCGGACCAGGCGCGGATGCGACGGTTACGCCACACGTCGCACAGCCAGCTATCGAGCGCACCGTCGCCGTTTTCCAGCTCGATGTCGCCACCGGACAGTGCGGCCTCACCAGTCAGGCTTACCTGCTCGGTGAAGGCCAAGCCGCCCTTTGCCAGCGGCAGGTACACCGTATTGGCCGGCGTGTCGGCCGGCCCGGTAACATACTCGCGCGAGGCGATGTACCGCGTCACCTCGGTACCGCCCACGTTCACCTGCACCTCGATCAGGACCATGCGCGCTGCGGATGGGTTTTTCAGCCAGACCATGAATTGTTGATCGGTCATTCTGAGTACACTCCTTTCACAGCTGACGCCCAGGCCGAAGCCGTGGCGGATTTCTGGACGCCGTCAACCACTTTGTCGGCGGCCTTGGCGTTGGCCTGGTCATTTGATTGAATCAAGGCACCGGTCTGGCGCGCCTGGTCGGCGCGTAACCCTTTGACCTCTTCTTGCAACGCCTTGATCGCCGCTGCCATCACCTCGGTGCCCGCACTCGACCCGGCTTGGTATCGGCTGAAATCGATCGGCGGCGCAGCCACGGCCATCGCCGTGACAGCGGGAACATTCGTGAATTTCACACCCATGTTGTCGGTGACGCCCATCGCCGATTGCAGGTTTGCGATGGCCTGCGCCACCGTCAGCACGCTGTCGTTGATTGTGACCAGGCCCTTCACCTGCGCCTCGAGGGCGTCGTAGCTGGCCTGCTGCAGGTCGACCTGGGTCTGCGCCCATTTGGCCGCCTCCTCGTTCGCGGCGACCACGCGCGCGTAGTCAGCCGCGTATTTGGCGTCCGACGCGTTGACCACCTGAGAGGCGGTCAGGAACGCCTGCTCCGCAGCGGACAGTCCAGACTGGGCTGCGGTGTCGCCGGCTTTAGCCGCAGCTAACGTTTTTTCGAACTGCGCCCGCGCCTCGGCGTATTTCTGCTCAGGCGTCAGGGTCGACTGACTGCTCAACGCGAGGTTGGCGTTGAGGCCGTTCAGCGTCACCACCCAGGCTTTCGATTTCTCAATCGCTGTTTTGGCTGCCGTCGCCTCGCGGTCGTAGGCCGTTGCGAGCGCGTCCTTGGCGCTGACTACCGCCTTTGCCGCCTGCACCTGGTCGAACAAAGCTTTGTTCACGTCGGCGATGCCGGCGCGCTGGATGGCCAGCAGCTCCGTTTCGCTTTTCGTAATATCGGCCAGCTGCTGCGCCAGGTCCTTGCGCTCGTCTGCAATTTCCTGCTCGCTCTTCGTCAGGTCCTCGGTGGCCGCGTGCGTTTTCGCAAACGCATCGGCCAGGGCCAGCAGCGCTGTATATTGCGCCGCGCCGGCCTCGGTTGCCAGCGCGCCCGAGTTGGCCAGGCTCAGCACCACGTCCTTGAACTTGTCACGGGTGTCGATGCCCTGCAGGCCCAGGGCCGCCAGCTGGTCGGTGACGTACTTCTGCACCGGCGCCAACCGCTCAGCCTCCGTCAGGAAGTTGTCGTTGAAGCTCGATTGCGCGCTGGCCAGCTCATCGATGCCGCCGGCCAGCGCGATCAGGCGCTCGCGCGCGGTGATGCTGGCCATGCCCACCTGGCCGAACGACGTGCCGCTCGATGCAAGGATCGAGTTGAGGTTGGCATAGTCCGACGCGATGCGGGTCAGCGTTTCCAGTGGCCCCTCACCGATCTTGGCAAATGCATCCAGGCTACCGACCGCGTAGGTCGCCATGTCGTCGCCCAGCTTCGAGAACACGGATTCGATCGCCTCTTGGATCTTGTCGCTATCCATGTCCTTCAGGCTGATCTTGCCGATATCGATCACGAAGTTGTTGAGCTTTGCGGTGAACTCGTCTCCCCCCAGGCCCAGCAGCTTCGCAGCCTCCGACACGCCGGCGCCCAAACTGGCAATCACCTTCGAAAATTGAGAATTGGCTTCGCTGTCCAGAGCAGTTTTTTCCGTGCTGTACTTATCGCTCTTGAACCATCCCCCGTCTTTTTTAATATCGGCGTACTGGAACGATTTAACGCCGACCGACATGGCGCCAGCCAAGGTCGTCGGGTCGATCGTGAAACCAGTGTCCTGGACTGTGGTCTTGCCACCAAATGCCTTGCCCACCAGGTTGCCAACAGTTTTTGCACCGATTGACCAGAACGGCTGCATGACCATGAAGAGGTCTTGCGCGGCGCTGGCCTTATCGGCGATGGTCGAGGTGGTGAGACCGGAGTTGCGCACCAGTACACCGCCCAAGCCATCCAGCGACGACTCGATGCTGCGCAGCGATGCCAGCATGCCCTGGGTGTAGCTGAGCTCGATGCTGCTGTTGTTGGAGACGAGTTCCAGTGAGCGCGCGATCGAATCCGATTTCGCCGTGCTGTCGCCGAACACCGAACCCGTACCCTGGGATTCCTGTCGCTGCTGCGAAATCGATTTGCCGCTGCCGCCGCCACCACCGAACACCGTGAAGCCGAGCGCCGCCATTGCAGCAGCCATAGCTGCCATCCGGGCAAACGCCGAATACGGATCTCCCTGCGCCTGCGTGGCGACACCCACGGCGGCGGCAGATGCGCCCTTCACGCCGTCAGCGGCAACCTGAGCGACAGTACCCGCTTGCACGGCAGCTGCCTTGGTTGCCTCGCCCATGACTGTTGCAGTGGTAACAGTATTGACCGTGAATAGCTTCTGGACCATCGATTGAATAGCCATTGCCATCTCGATTGCTCGAAACGCCTTCTCGGTGGTTTCGAGCGTTTTATAGCCTTTGGTGTTCTCTTTGAAAAATCCCTTTGCGGCAGCCGCCATGTCGCCGTAGGACGAAACCTGCGCCTTGGCGCCCTGCTGTGCAGCCAGCGCCTGTGCCTTGGCAATCTTGGCCGGATCACCATTCGCGTCTTTCATCGACGCTGCCAGTTGCGCCGAGACGGCGGCCTGCGCGCGTTCATAGCCGGAAAGCGACGTGGTGAGACCACCAATTGCAGCCCCCACGCGGCCGAAGGACGCCTCCATGCCGGCAGCGGCCTGGCGCGCCGCCTCGTCGATGGCTTCGAAAATTTTCAACAGCTCGGTAGCCCGTGTAAGGTCGACCTCGACCAGAACGCGGCTTTGTTGGTTTTTGTACCAAATGTCGTATTCTGTTTGCAGTTGTTTTTGAGCGGCCGTGCCCTCGGTGGCCAGGCGCAGACGCTCACGCCACAAAGCTGCGTCTTTCTCCAACTGAGCACTGGCGCGTGCGCGTGGATCCGCGATCGCCTCGATCGCGAACGTTTTGTTCTCTTCTTTCAGGGACGCTGCATATTGCAGCGCCTTGCTTTGCGCCAGAGTTGCCTGGCCGGCACTGGTCCGCGCGCGCTCCTCTTCCTTCAACTTGGCGATGATTTCGTCGGTGACAGGCAACTTGGCTTCCCGCAGGTCGGCGAGCTTCTTTTCGGTTTCAGCCTCCGACCGGACAGCCACCATGGCGAATTCACGCGCATCCGCGGTCTTGCCGTACATCTCATATTCAACCTGCAGCGCTTTTGCGGCTTCACCACGCACCACGGTGCTGGCGGCAATAGTTTTTGTGACGTCGGCCTGGGCAGCACTCAGCTTCAGCGCATCCTCGGACGCAGCCTGTTCTTTGACCGCATCCTCTAAAGCCGAGCGATGGGCAGCCGAAAGTTTGAGCTTGCCGCTGGCCAGCTGCTCGGTAATCTTGATGCTGGCCTTTTCCGACTCCGTAGCGTCCTTTCCGACCTTCGCTTCGAGACGGTTCTCTTCCGTTTTCGTTCGGATGGCCGAGATCAGCGACGCATAAGCGCTCGCCTCTTTTTCGGTTGCGGACGCGGCCGCCTTGTCAGCGTATTTGGCCCGGACAGCCTTCTCCATTTCAGCAGGAATTTCGCCAAATTTTGTTTTCAACTCGGCCAGTTCGTAAGCCAAGCGTTGCGCGGCGGTGCCATTTTCCCCGTACCATTTTGCGATTTTGGTATCACGCGTTCCTTCCGCAGCTTCCTTTACTTTTTTCTGCGAGACGGTCACCAAGCGCAACGCCTTCTCATACCGTTCAGCGGCATCGATCTCCGCCAGTTGTCGCGTCGATTCGCTTTCGCCAGCCCACCGGCCGGTGCGGTTTTGAATGGCATCCAATTCCGCTTTAGCGCGGGCGAGACCATCCTGATCGGCTTCGCTTGCGCCCTTCACCTGGGGAACCTTGTTCAATAGCGCGGCCCGCCGGTCCAGCAACTCAATTTGTTTTTCCAGGCGGGTGACCATCTCGCTGTGGGTTTCTTCGACAGCGGCTTCGGCATCACGACTTGCTTCTTCTGCCTTGTTGCTCCAATGGGACCAGGCCACAGCAGCGACACCGAGTAGGGTGATAACGGCGCCCACAGGCCCGCCGAGGAAGGACAGCGCGCCACGCAGAACGGTCACGCCGACAGACGCTGCCTTTGTCGCCACGCCCAGCGCAACATGGGAGGCGGTCAATGCGCTGGCCGTCCGGGCCGCGTTGAGTTCAGCGGGAATCAAGCCGTTGACGGTGATGGCCAGCGCGACATTGCCCTCTGCAGCAATCACCGCCCCCCGTAGTTCAGCGACGCGAGCGATAGCAAGCCGGTCGGCCGCAGCGGCAGCGGCAAATTCGGCCTGGGCAGTTGCCAGGTTGGTGGCGGCAAGGGCGCGGCTGGCGGCGATCGCCTCCAAACTGCGTCCCACCAAAGACACCAACCACGTCCCCAGCTTTGCAGCCGTGAGCGTCAGCACGGCGCCCGTGACCAAGTCGAGGTTGTCGGCGAGCGCACCCATGGTCTGGGTGATTACGAGCACCGAGCCGCTCGATTGCGCTTGCGCACCGACAAATTCCATCACTCGGTTCGTCAAAACGGTGTAGGCGCCGGAAATGGTGCTGATGTGCTTCGCCTCTTCGCGCAACTGCAGCAAAGCGTTTGGCAGCACTTCGGCCATGATTTGAGACGTGATCAGGCCCTCGCCCGCCATCTCTTTTAAAGCACCGACTGGAACGCCAATGCCGTCCGCCAGTGCCTTCATCAGCCGAGGCGCAGCCTCGTTGACTGCATTGAATTCTTCACCCCGCAGCGTGCCAGAGGCGAATGCTTGCGACAGCTGCAGCTGGGCCGAGGCAGATTCCGTCGCCGTGGCGCCAGAAACAGTCAATGCCAAATTCACCGTTTCGGTAATGGCCGCTACCTGCTTTTGCGCCACGCCCAGCTCGCGGGTACCGTTGGCGATACGTGCATACAGTGTGCCCGTCGCGGCAATGTTCTGCTGCGCCTGGCTTGAGATGCGGCGTACATCCGACATCGCGAGGCCCAGCTCGCGCTGGGAACCCGTTGCCAGCTGCAATTGGGCGGTGTATTTGGTGTAGGCATCTGACATCTGGACCAGGCCGGCCAGACTGCCGGTAATGCCGATGGCACCAGCAAGCGTGCGGAACGCTGTTTGCACAGTACGGGCAAGACCGTTCATAGAGTTGCCAACAGCCTCGATCCGCCGGATCGACTCGTCCTCACCCTGCACACCGATCCTGATCACTGCGCCCGGCGCCGTGGTAAATGCCATGTTACCGCCCTATTCTAATTATTTACGCGCTTCGGACCAGGCCCGCATGCACTCGCCCTCAAGGGCACATGTCGATTCCAATAGCGCTCGGCGCTGCGCTTTTTTTTCGGACCAGTATTTCAGCCTGACCTCGACACCAGCGTAATTCAGGCCCATTCGGTGCCCCTCGTGCCAGACCCACTGCGACTGCACGGCCAACCAGAAATTGAATGCAGGGAGGTTTTCCGGCCAGAGATAGAAATCATCTTCAATCTGGATTTTTCCCTCGGGGACCAAGCCGAACGCGGCGAATGCCTCGCTCAGCTCATCCTCGGTACAAGCATCCTTATCGTCCTGCCCGGAAAGATTCAACCTCCCCTGAGCAAGCAGTCGGCCGGCCGTTAAGAGTTTTTTACCTTGGCCGAGTTTTCTTTCATGAACGCGTTCAGGATCGCGTCCGCCACGCCTACGGAGCTCAACATCAAGTTCATCGCCTCGGCGCAAAATTCAGCTGGCTGGCCGTCTTCGTCCAGCACAAATTTCTGGTCTTTCCAGCCCTTGGTAATTTCGAGCAAGTGGGCCTTGATGCGCTCATGCGTGGCGCCGTCGGCATCGCCCTTCACACCGGTGTTCCACTGCTCGTCGGTCTGCCGCTCCATGGTCAGCGTGAAGCTAAACGTGGTCGTCTTGGCACCGTCCGCTACCTTGAACGAGACGGGAACGGCCAGCAGGTCTGCTACGGATAATTTGAATTTCATTGCGCTTTTCTTTCGGTAGGTGGGATGGATTTTTAGATGCAGACCAGGAGCAGCTCATCGTTGCCGGTCAGTGGCACAATGCCGAGGTCGAAGCCGACCAAGCGCTTGCCGTTGCGGTCGACCTTCTTGGGGGCGCGCAGTTGCACGGCCGGCATAAACAAGATGATCTTGTTGCCGGCGATCGTACCGATGGTCATTGCCACGCTGCGGGTGACGTTACCGGTAGCGTCGCGATCGGTGATGTCGACGGTTTCCTGGCTCAGCAGCGCATCGAAATTGACCGCGTTACCGAGCTGGAACTCCAGACCCGTGCTGGGGTAGACCTGGCCGCCAGTAAGCGCGCCAGCAGCGTACGTAGCGCCGATGGTGACGTCGATCACGTTGGCCTTGGTGAGAGCGACCGGCTTCTTGAACTTGGTGTAAGTGCCAGCGACCATCGCCTCGGAGATGGGCCCGACCAGACCGATAAAGTCGAATTTCAACGTGGCCAGTTCGCCGGCCTTGGCGCTGACGGTGACGTTACCCATTGCACCGAGTGCCTTGTGCAGCACGCCGTCGTCGTAGTAATAGATCGTCGCCGCTTTGAGGCCCGTGGAAACGGGCGAATATTCGACGCGCGGCGGGGTGGTGAGCGAGCCTTCGGCCATCGCGCATGCGAGCATGGCAGAACCCCAGGCTGGCGCAGTGCCGGCCGTACCGGACCCGGCCAGTTCGACTGTGAAGCCGATTTTGACGCTGGCCGTGCCCACCATTTGCTCGCTGCCACCGAAGTAACCACGAATCAGGTTGCGGGGGATGTCCTTCGCATCCAGAGGGTCGATGGACATGTCGGAAATCAGCATGGCATTGTCCGCCGGCGTGGGCAAAGCATCGGTGCCCGTGATCGCCTCGATAGCAAGCAGGATGACGGTATTGCGGATATAGCGGCTCATGAGGTTACTCCGTCACGGATTGGATGGATGGTTGATCGCCAGCGGCGGCCGGCGTGGGATCAGTGCTATCCCATTTCTCGCCGTCCCAGCGCCAACGGCCGCCGCCTGGTGGCGGAGGAATCACGGGCGCCGGCGCGCTGGCGACGGCGGCGTCTACCACGGGGGTGTCAGTTTTTTTCATTTCGATTCCAGGGTTGAATTGTTTGTTTGGTGTTCGATGTCGTAGCTCATACGCACCCAGCCAGTTTTGTCGCCCTCCGCCGAATACTCAGCTTCGATCACCGGTTCGCCCACGTTGGCCACCAAGCCGCCCAGCGTGGTGTCGGCGGCAATGCGGGCATACACGGCTTCCAAGAGCGGATCAACAGCTACGTCGGGTGCCTCGGCGGTGGTGCGGGCGTAGCATTCGACGGAGTAGCGCGACCGCCAATACACCGGCGCGCCCTTGATTGCACCCGGTTCAGGAACGGCGCCATCCCATTGCACGCTGATGGCGGTGACCGTGGCCTTGGACACGGCCCTGCTGCGGGCGCGGTACACGTCCGGGGCAATTGCCGGTTCGGCTTCGAATAGCGCCACCAGCGCGGCTGTGATATCGGAGAATGAGCTGGCCATCACACGTTCTCAAGGACCAGGACGGTCAGGCCCGTACCGTCGGGCTCAATTTCGGCTACGCGGTAAGAGCGTGCCTCATGCACCAGGATCTGGTCGACGGCGACGGACGTGGCCGAGCTGGACGGTAGCAAGTACGCCGGCGTCGCATCGGCCATACCCATGCCGGCGCCGTTGCGCACGTAGGCGGCGTCGAACTGGCCCACGACGGAGGCACCGTCGAGGGTGTCGTCGGCGTGGCAGAATTCGCCCACGACGAAAAACGGGGTCAGGTCGTCGCCGATCATGATCACTGCTCGCCCTTGCCGCTGTCGTCAGGCTTCGGTTTCTTTTCAGGCAATTTCGCAGCGCCCGAATCAATCAGGCTCTCTGCTTGGCGGACAGACAGATCGAGCGTGGTGCCAATCTCGATGTCTTCGCCGTCGTGCTTTACCGGGCCGGTCGTGATGACTTTCATGATCGCCCCTTAAGCCACTGCGTTGGAGATCAGGTAGCCCGCGTCCACGCCAGCTACGACGGGAGCGACTTCATCGGTCACCGGATACACCCAGCTTTTGATGTTGCGCTCGAAATAGCTCAGCTCGACTTCCGGGTAGCCCTGCAGCTGGTAGGTGTAGCCGTAGGATGGCTTACCCATATCGGCCATCGAACCCAATTCGACGTAAGCCAGAACCATGTCCTTGCCCCATACGTCGAAGAATTCGCCGGTGTCGTCCGCGAACACAGCCTCGCCGACCGCGATCTGAGCGAGGCCAAACAGCGAGGCGATCAGCTCGATCGTCGGCACGTCCCGGCCGGTGTACTTCATACGGTCGATGATCTGCGGATGCGATTTCAACGCATCGAATACGGCGGCGCCCATCACGGCAACATTGGGCCGCTTACCGATCTTCTTGCGAATGGCGCCTTTGCCAGCTTCGACGTTGCCAATCGGGTCGCTGTTCTTGTCATTCCATTGGGACGTGCCCGACAAGGTGACTTTGTTCGAAGCCGCATATTTGGCAGCGTTGCGCGCCGTATCTGCCTGCTGCTTTTCCAGGCGCAATGCAATGATGCTTTGCGTGTTGTTCAGCGCGATGCTGCCCTGATCGATACCCGGAACGGCTTGGCCTTCCTGCATGATTTCGATAGGAACGACAGCCTCGAGACTGTGGCTTTCGAGGGTGTATGGAGCACCCTGATAGCCGAAAGTGACACGCTTGGTATTCGAGCCAGGCGAGCGGCCGGTGGCGTAGAGCATAAACGCCTCCTTGCCAAAGGTGACAATCTTGCCGCCACGTGCAATCACCGGCACCGTCGGGAACAGCAGTTTTCCGACCAGCTCGTTGTTGGAGTAGCCCTGCGCTACGGAGGTCAGAACTGGATCGATGATCCGCGCCTGGGCGTTATTCATTTGAGGCATGGTGGGTCCTTTTACTGGAAATGGTGGATTAGTGGATCAGTTCGGGATCAGCAGAATTTCTGCCAGTACGCCCGCTGCGCCGGCCGCGCTGATCGCCCGTGCGACCTTCGCACCGGTGTTTGCGGTGATGAAGCGCCCTTGCGCATCCACCTCCAACAGCGCATCTACGGCAAACGCGCCGCCGGCTTCGGCGATCACCGTGCCCATGACACCGACGGAAACACGTTCACCAGCCGCGACGGAATAGTCGGTAACACCGAGACTGCGGCCACCGGCGGCAGGGAGATTGCCCGCACCGGTGACGGCGCGGTATTGAGCCAGGGCAGCAGCAGCCACCACCGACAGGGTCAGAACCTTGATGCAGCTTGCTGCCATGATCTACTCCTTGAACGAGAAAAAAATTGATGCTTACTTGCCGCCAACCGCTTTGTACGCGGCCACGTAGGAAACGCCGGGATGAGCAGCCATATGCTCTTTTGCCTTTGCATCCAGATCAGCGCGCGTCGGCTCCTGGTCTGGCGCATCTTGAGTAGGAACGCTGGTGGCCGCAGTCTGCGGAACCGGCTTGGGCGATTCGAGTTCCGAGACCTTGGCGTGAGCGTCCCGGCCCTTCCGCTCCGCAGCCAGTACGGCCATGGCCGCGTCGCCGGCGGTGCTCTTACCATCGAACTTCAGGGATGCGATCAGCGCCTCGTGGCCCACGATCAACTGGCCTTCGACGGCCTGGATGCGCGCGCGCTCTGCTGCCGCGCCCTCGGCGACACCCTCGGCGCGAATCGCGGCTGCGACTTCCGGATGCGATGCCTTGATTTCTTCAATGGTGCTCATAGGTTTTCCTTTATTGGGGGATGGGATGGTTGCCGCAGCTGTGCGGCCAGGTACAACGATTCGCGGGTTGCTGGACTTGCGATCCGCATTGAGCTTGTCGACCATGGAGTCGAAAGTCATGATGCCGTCCACGAGGCCGGCATCCACAGCCTGCTGGCCCGTGAAAATGCGGCCGTCTGCCATGTCGGCGATGACGGCATCCGGCGTCACGCTGCGGTGGTCCGCAACGGCGCCGACGAACAGCGAGTACATGTAGTCGAGCTGCTCCTGGATGGAGTGACGCCCTTCTTCCGACAGCGGTCCGAATTGGCTGGCGATTCGCTTATACTTGCCGGCGCTCAGCTCGGTGGTTTTGATCCCGCGCGCGGCCTCTGCGGCGCTGACGTCCTTGTGAGCGGCGACCACGCCGATGGAGCCGACTGCGGTCGTGCCATCGACGATGTAGACTGATTGGGCCGCGCTGCCGCTCCAATACGCGGCACTGGCCATCGTTCCGGAGCCGAGGGACACGATTGGCTTGTGCGCGCGCGCGGCTTTGATTGTGTTGGCGAACAGTTCAGTGCCGTCGACCGTACCGCCAGGGCTGTCAAAGCACAGCAGGATGCTGTGGACCGCATCGTCGCGCACGGCTGCGTTGATAGCATTAATGGCGAACTGGCTGCTGGCCCCGCCCGAGATCTGGCTGAACATGTTCATCTTTTTGGCGATCACGCCATTGATGTTCAGCACGGCCACGCCGTCCCTGATGTCGTAGTCACGCTGCTCATTGGCAAGCGGCCGACCGAGGCGCTTCTCGACCGCATCGATGTCGATCTGGCCGCCGCTGGCATGCACGTTGTAGATGGCATGCAGCTCGATGAGCTTGGCAGGCTCAATCGCCCACGGTGCTGTAAGGACATCGAAAATGGTCATCGGTTCAAAGCTCAAAAGGTGAGCCTGAACTGTATCTATTCGAATGCGTCCAAATAAGGGCAAAATGAGACGACCCTGACTGATCGCCGGGTCCTAATGCTTTC